TGGCTCTTAGCACTGCTCTCTGCGCTGTCTGCTTTAGAAGAAGCTCCGTCTTCACTTTCTATGGAAGAACCGTCTTTTTCATGGTAAGCTCCTACAGCTATTTCACCAAACCATGCTTGGTCCGCAGCTATGGCATCAGCAATAACAGCGGATGCGTCTACTAGATCAGTTTTAATATACCCACCAACTATTACTGTTTCCCCTAACATAGCTTCTTCCACTAAATCTTCATAAGCTAATTCTCCAGCTTCATCTATAGCGACTTTTTCAAAAGGATTGTAACCTTCTTCAAACATACTATCTTCTCCTACTTGGATCTGTCCCGCTTCCAGTTTACCTTTTACTTTTAAAGCGTCCACAGACTTGATGTTTCTGTTCAAAACCCCTTCGTCTTTCAAGTTTAGATAGTCGACGTTTCCTCCTAAAAGCCAAAATACATTTCTAAAATTGTCGTTTATAGGAGTCACCATACGTGGTCCTATACTCACTACGTCTTTACGTTTTATTATAGGCAACTACATCAACCCCTAAACTCTCATTTCTCTGATAATATGGTGAATGTTCACTCCGTGTACTTTAAACGGTCCTTCTTTCCTATTACTAAACCTTATTTCCACAAAGTTAAAAAGACCGCTTGGAGGTGAAAAATCTTTCCTAGCTATAACAGTTTCTTTTAGACTTCCACGCATATCAACCAGAAAAGCTCTCTTCCATATATCAAAGTCTTCTCTCATTTCTACCAACATATCCTGCTCAGCTTTGTTGAACATTATCTGCAACCTTCTTATCCTTTTAAGTCTTTCGGGAGAATCAAATACTAAAGCTCTTGTAGACAGATAAGCCTCAATCATTTCTTCATCGTCCTTATAACCATTAACACCATACTCTCGTACATAACCATCAGGAGAAGCAAATAGAAGCTTGTTGTCTTTAGTCTTAACAAAATCTAAAGCTTTGAACCCTTTGTGTTGAACCCAAGCATTAGCAGCGTAACCTTGTTCCCTGTAAAGCTCTGAAACTATTTCAGTATTGAATTGGAGTATTAAATCGTTATTTTCTTCTTCGGGAACCGCTAACATATAAGCTCCGTCCCAATCTACAGCTGCAGCTTTATCAATTTTATCTAAATCTAAACCTTTAAATTGCTTAGGTATCTTCTGGGAGATATGGTGAGGCATGGTCCCATCGTACATATAAACACCTTTATCGGATAAGAAAAAGAGGTGCCCATCTATTTCCCTCACAGTCCTGCTGGAAACAGTACCCACACTATCCAGTTCTTGTGCTAAAGCGAAGTCTTCTGGCTCCGAACCATACACCGCCCACATAGAGGTTTTGGTAAAAATAAGAAGTCTATCACTAAAGGGTACTATAGCTTTTATATCTTCACCTCTTCCAGAAGAAACACCTATAGCATACTCAGTAGGGAAATAACCATATTTTATAGTTCCTTCTATATCTTGTCCACAAAATAAAACTCTGTCTGGTTTTTCTTTGTCTACTAACCATATCCTAAATTTGTGGTAAGCTATTAGCCAAGGGTTAGTTGGGAAAGAATTTTCTCCAAACTCTATAATCTCATCTTCCGTTGGGCTGTATTCATCTACTTCATTAATCTCATTCCCATCATAATAGAAATAACCATCTTCTCCGTTTACAAAGTAGCAGTTATCTGTGACTCTATTAGTTACAAACTCAAACCTGCTTCCAGAGGTAAAATCATCTTTTAAGTTATTCCAACTGTCACCGTCTTTAACTAAAAGACTATCTCCTGAGGAAGCTAACAGGTGTACATTACTGTCACCGTCTACAAATTCGTAGAGAGAATTAGCTTCTCCTCCAACAGAACTACTCACATGTTTATCTGTGCCCGGTCTTATTTGAAAGGGTCCTCTTTCGTCCAATATTACATTTTGCAAATTCGGAGACTCGTTCTCTCCTAATAACATAACAGAGTCCCTAGTGTTAAGTCCTCCTGAGAAATCATACATTCTATGTTCATTTTTAACAGTCACTACAACCACCACCCGGAAATGCCCAACCTATCGGGGTCATGGGATTGGCTTCTAAGTTTTGTGGCTTTACTGATTACCTTTTCGTTGAACTTGTTCAAGTACATCCCGCCTACTGCTAAATCAGATTCCACACCTTCCGCGTGGTCTTCCCAGTAACGACCAACGCAAAAATTTACTATGTCTGGGTGGAAGACAGAGTGCACTTCTGGTTTAGAGTCAGGGTCATGAGGGTTTATCCCCGCAGGGGACCTAAGGTATCTTACTTTATAATTTCCTCCTTTGGGAAACCTAAACTTACCATACTTAGTAAGGGTAACGTTTTTTACAATCCTTTGAAAAGACTCTGGCTCCTCTGAACCTTTCCATATAACTTCTATGGTCTCTACATAATCCTCAGGAACATCTTTCTCTTCGTTGTCATTCTCTACTTCATACTCCACTTCAGCAGGTATTCCCCATCGAATAGCCACATCTTGTTGAGCTTCATCTATATATTGAGCCAATCTAGCAGGGTCAATCTCGACTCGAATAATACCTTCAACCCTTCTTTTTATACCCGTAAAAGTAAGCACTCTGTCTTCCCTCCCAACTTTACCTTACTATAGTAGGGTTATACCCCCCACGAACCAAGAGGTCCACCACAGGCCTGGGCAACCAAACGGGGTTTCCCCTTTTGATTTGGTATATCCACCCGTTTATACTGACTGTAACTGTTACGTCATCAGGATTGAGTTTGTCTGACGGTATCATTACTTTTTCTTTAGGTTTTTCAGACAACCTTTTACCTGTACTCTTACTGAGAGCATTGACGTCCGGCTTAACGCTCTCAGCTTTCTGTTTAGTAACGTCCTTAACTACATGATCAATGGCTTCCCTGGGAGGCCCTTCTTCTAATCCTTCCTCAATGCTTGAATTAATGTTTTCTTCTGGAGCTTCTTGTTCCTCTTCATCAGCCTCTTCCTCAAAACCATAACCAACATCCTCTTCTGAACCTTCTACTTCTTCTGCAGCTTCTAGCTCTTCGTTTTCTTCGTCCTTTTTCTTTCTCTTCCTAGCCATAAAATTTCTCCTCCTTATGTTTTTTAAAAAAGACGAGGGCAGCCTAAACTGCCCCCGCCCTTAACTTAAACTACTTAAATTAAAGCGAACCTACACTAGCTGCGCTTTCTACGCGAAGTATACAGAGTTCTTCCAATCTTGAAGTAGCGAGGTAAGCTTTCCAACCTACGGTGCTTCGTTGGTTCAAGGGGTCACTAGTTCCACCTTCTCCAAGACCTTTTACTATAGTCTCAGGTTTGGAAGAACCATCAATATCCGGAACACCATAAGCATCTTTACCAATTATTATGGTCCCGTATACGTCAGTGCCACCGTCACCTTCTCCTTCAAAGACAGGAGCCAAGGTAGTCTCTACGTATCTTACTCCGTAAAGCTTACCAATCTCACCTTCGATCATGTTGCTGGGGTCAGTGTACTTGTGTACATCTTCCCAGTTGTTATCCCCCATGATATCGTGAGCCACGTCAGGGTGGATAATACCTATCCAGGCTTTGGGAGAACCTTCGATCTTCTTGACGTTATTACGAGCCATAAGCTGGCGGATACGTCTCATATCACTACCACTTATGGTATCACCAGATTCTACGTCCCCTCTTTCAGTATGCCCCCCAACATAGTAGACGTTGGTTCCTTCTGCTACTACATCTCGAACTACCTTGTCAAGACTCTCACCAGCTTGCTCACCTTGAACCTCAAGGGTTTCAGTTACCACAGGGTCTATACCCATCATGTCGATCTTGTCGGTCAAGAGTACCCAATCTCCGTACCCTTCTATGGTAGCTGTGATGGTCATGACGCTGATGTTGTTACCCTGAGGAGTAACTCCCTCTACAAGAGGTTCAGTTACAGCGTCAAGCTTCTGGAACCTACGGAAGTTTACAGTGTCACCCTCATTCTTAGGAACAGTCTTCTTCTGACCATACTGCATAAACACAAGCGATGGTATCAACCTGCTAAGCAAAGTACGGTCGTAAAACGTTTTATTTTCTTCTGGGATATTTGACAGAGAATTGATGTTACTAGCCATTGTCAATCTCACTCCTTTCGTATTTTATTTTTAACCAATGGCTAACCAGGCAAACTCAGAATCATCTTTCTGCGCCGCTGTGCCCAGCTTGAAACCCCTACTATCAACGGTTATACCATTGCTGTCTATCATGTTGACTTTGTAACCGGAATCTTCGAAATACTTGATAGCAGACTCATCGTCCATACCTTCAAACCACTCGTAGACTTCTCCGTCAGTACCCGCTTTAGGGATTACCACACGGATGTAACGCGGTTTAACGCCGAGCTCTATTTCTAGTTCAGCGGCTCCGTCTTCGCTCTTACCTACGCCCATGAAGCATTGTCCTCCAGCCTGAGTTACCATCTTTTTTACGTCGCTGGCTCCAGCTTCAAGACCTTCTTTGAAACCCATATCCTTTACACCTCCTGTTTATTAGCTTTTAGTGAGCTTTCCTGACTTAGCTTCCTTGACATGCCTCTCAAACTCTTCCTGAGACATATCCGCGTAAGAAGGTTTCTTAGCCTTCTTTTTAGTACCCGAAGACTTTATAGAAGACCCTTTCCTCCGGCTTACATTCTTAAGAGTCTCCTGCTCAGCCTTTCGAGTTAAATTGCTAGGGAGATTACCGCTCATAGTCTCCTTAGCTACGTATTTCTCATAAGCATCCCTCCAAGGAAGAGTAACCCCATAGCTGTCTCTGTATTCTTTTCTTATCTTAGAAATCTCTTTCTCGTTCCATTCTGGCAAGTAGGGCTTCTCTTTCCTCTCTTCTTCTATCTCAAGCTTGACTTCACCTTTCGTACTGTTTTCTCCCACATCCTGTAGCTGTCCTTCTAAACGCCTTATATAGTTACTCTGTTGGTCCAAAGCTGTTTGCTGGTCCACAAGAACTCTTGCTAATTCAGGAGTAATAGAAAGCTGGTCTGCTATCCTATCTATCTGCTCTCTACTAACTCTTGGACGTTGCTGAGCGGGCTGTTGTGGTTGCTGTTGTGTCTCTGGGGTACTCTTAGCGTCTCTAGGGACTATGCCCTCTTCTTTAAGCTCCTGCAAAACTTCTTCTTTAAGTTTTTGTCTGTCCTTCTTCAGCTTCTTAGCAAAAGCTTTTGGGTCTACTCTTTCTTCTTCCTCTTCCTCACCTTCTTCTTCCTCTTCAATTTCTTCCTCCTCCTGCCCGGCGTCGGCAGGCTCATCTACGCCCGATTCTTCCTCTTCTTCGTATTCAATCTCTTCTTCCCCTTCTTCCTCTTCAGCAAACATTTGCAAGTCAAACAAATAATCTTTAAACATTTTTAATTTTCCTCCTTGATAGCCGGCGTCGCTATCTAATTAACGCCCGTAGTTTTTTATTATCTTCTTTCCGGCGGTCTACCTCGAGTTCCTCTTTCTCTTGGTTCTTCTCTAGCAGCAGGTTGTCTGGGAGTAGGTGTTTGACCTCCCCCACCACGTTCCATAAGCTTGCCCAATTCTCCTTGAACTCCTGCTCCCTCTCTGGCTCCAACTTGTCCTCCTACCATTTGAGCTACCAACCCAGGGATTTGAGCTATAAGAATATCCATCTCTTCTCTTACTATCTGCCTTATAAGCTCAGTGTCTCCTGCAGCTGCGCCTCCTGCCCCAACGTCTTGACCAGGAATAGGGGGTGGGGCCATCTGACCTCCTCGAGGCGAAATATCAGCTCCTCCCGGCGGAATAGGCCTTCTGTCAGGCATCATTATTCACCTCCTTACAAATTATCTTCTACTTCCACGAAAAATTTCATAAAAACCCTCAGGAAAACGACGTACATCCCTCAAACGTCTTCTAAAAGTTGCTGGGTCCATATCAGTTCTTGGGTCCATCTCCCTTTCGGGACCATAACGAACATGAGGAGGAAAACCCCTTTCCAAAGTTCTTGGACTTCTCTCTATATCCCCAGGACCATAACGAGCATGCGGAGGAAGACGTCTTTCTAAAGTTCTCCGGTCCGTTGTTCTATCTTGAGGGCCAAACTGGGGATGAGCGGGAAGACGTCTTTCCAAAGTTCTACCTTCCCCTTCTTGTGGGGTTATTCTCCGTCTAACTGCCTCTTGTGAGGATGTCTCTCTTTTAACCGATGGTTGAGCCCTCTGGGCTGCCGAACGGTCCCGAGCTCCAGTAGCTATTTCTCTTCTCTGCGCCCCTAAATTTTGTTTTTTAGCTCTTGGACTTGCTGATTGTTGTTTTTTAGCGGCTCTTCTAGCTCTAGCCCTTTCAGCCTTCTTAGCTCTTCGTTCAGCATCACTCTGAGGCATTATGTTCACCTCCTTTAATTATAAAGCTTCAGCTGCTTCTTCTTCAGCAGCTTCCATCTCCTCCTCAGCTTTGCTTAACATACGCATCATCTCGTCCCAAACTTCCGGAGTTACGTCCATTCCCTGATCTCTTGCCTTATTTAACGTGGTCTCTATAATCTGCCGTATTATCTCCGATTTATGCTCCAATCTTCTTTGTTGCTCTTCTTTCATTCTCTGTTCCCTCTTATGCAATATCTTATCTGCTAATGGGAATATATTAGTGGGAACATTTTCCAAGTATTCCTCAGGTGTAATCACCGCCTTTTCTAATAAATTATCTAACTGCTGTGAAAGCAAAGACTTATTAAAAGGAGAAGCAGCATCTGCTCTCACAGTGATGTCAAACTCCATATCTTGCAAATCTGTGGCTTTAAACCAAATAAAACCTTCTATGTTGTTTTCTTTGACAATCTTAAACATTCTGCTTTCAGTATAAAATTCCTTCCAATGGTTAAGGAAAATATAACCCATATCTTTAATAGCTCTCATGAGCCTTCTTTGTACCCCTCTTATCCTTATACCAGCAGCTTCTTGTAAAGCTAATATAGCTGAAGCGTTAAGCCTAGCTCCAGGAGCTTTACCAGACCAAGCTTCATGTACCCCTGACGTATCCTTCATATTAGCAACAATGGCTTCTCTAAGCTGGGGTATATTAGGAGCCGGTGAGGGGGGAGTCATATACTCCACAGCCCAATATCCTGGAGGAGAGTTGTCTTCTATAACACCTCCCCCGGGCCCCGCTGGTATACTGTGTCTATTAACAAAACTAGTCTTTATTCTTACGTTAGGAACTCCTGACTGGTATATGGAAAGTAAAGAGACCCCAGCCAGCCTATTTTCTTCTTTCTGATTATTGATTAAGTCTTTAGCTTCGGGTTTACCGAAAAAACATCCTCTTCTGGGCAACCAGTTAAAGGCTGCAAAAGGATAGAGACCAGACTTGTAAAGTTTATCTTCAGACCTGATAATGAAGTCGTTTATCGCCACACGGTACTTTAAGTTTACGGGAGACTCTTTTAACCTTTCTTGCTCCTCTTCTTGCTCTTCTTTTTCATCCTCTTCGTATTCTTCAAAATCCTCTTCTTCATACTCGTCATCATACTCTTTCCACCAACAATGAAGAACGGTAACGTATTCATTATCTCCCTGCTCTATCTTCTTTGAGGAGTATATATTAGACCTTCTCTTAAGTTGATCATCAGACTTTATATAATCTACCAACTCCGGACTGTGTTCCTTATAACACTCTTTAGCTTCACTAACGGTCATTCTCTCTACCATTATTATCCAAGGCTGTCTTTGCATAGCTCTTGGAGGTAAGCTAGGGTCTCCGGGTATAAAATTCACAGGATCTACCTCGTGAACGGCTACGTTTCCAACATAAAAACTACCTTCCGTTCCCCCCACAACTGAGTCATCCCAAGGTATAAACCATATACCCGGTCCTAACACAGCGGCGCTTCTAGCTCCCTCCTCTACCAGGTCACTCATGTCTAAGCGGTGCCACTCTCTTTTTGCTATATGAGACAGAACCTCTGCTGCGTCTATAGTAGTTACT